CCGGTAATATCACTGCTGGCGTATTTTGTCGTGCTGGTGTACGCAAGCGTCCCGCTCCGATATCTGTTTGGCCTTTATCACGACTCACACTGGCTTGTGGTAATCGTAAACCTTCTGATTTGCGCCGCCGTACTCAGGGCCCGGGGAAACGTGGCGAGTTTGATTAACCTTCTTCAGAGATAAAAAAAGGGAAGCGAGACATCTCCGCTTCCCTGAAAGTTCGAGGCTTTGTGTTGTAGTAATGAAGTGGAGTGTCGACTTTAATCAAACTCTGTTTCTCGCGTATTACATCACATCCTTTATTTAGTTGTTTGTCCTGCCTCAATTTTGGATTAATCACATGAACCAATCACAATTTCAGCAGGCGGCTGGTATCAGCGCCGGGCTTTCTGCACGCTGGTTTCCGCACATTGATGCGGCAATGAAAGAGTTCGGCATTACGACAAAACTCGATCAGGCAATGTTTATTGCGCAATGCGGACACGAAAGCACAGGCTTTACCCAACTGGTGGAAAGCTTCAACTATAGCGTCGACGGATTAGCCTATTTTGTGAAAGTAAAGCGACTCACTCTGGACCAGGCCAGTGCGCTGGGGAGAAAAACTTACGAAAAAGTTCTGCCACTCGAACGCCAGCGGGCGATTGCAAATCTGGTATACGGAGGCCGCTTTGGCAACAAGTCGGCTGGTGATGGGTGGAAATACCGTGGGCGAGGAATTATAGGGATCACCTTCCTGGATAACTACCTGATCTGTGGTACGGCGTTCAAACGGTTGTCTACGGTATCCGGGCGATTTGGAGCGTGTCACACAGATTATTAACGGCGGGCAGAACGGCATTAAAGACCGCCGTGAACGCTACGCCAAAGCAAAGACCATACTTGTAATTTAGTTCAAACCAAAAAGCAAAAACCCCGATTGCGGCAAACAGTCGGGGTTTTCTGTTTCTGCACCTTGATGAACGCAAGGGAGAACCTGTGATTGATTTTAGCAAACTGATACGGGAGTTGCGACTAATGATTAAGCAATTACCAAACTGGAAATTTTTCCTTGTATGGGTGATTCCATTTTTATGGGTAGTATCCCAATTGATCATCGCTATTAAAGGGGTGTGACAATGGGAATGGAGACAATTCTGGGCATTGTCATTGCTGTCCTGGCCGCAATTGCTGGTGCTTTTGGTCTGGGTAAATCACGCGGTACTAGCATCGCTGAAACAAAAGCAGACCAGAAACGCACTGATGAACGTGCAGCTGCTACTGAAGTCATTGCAGAACGCCGGATAGAGACAACAAAAGGAGCCAGGGATGTACAGCAGACTGTTAATCATCTTCCTGATGACGATGTTGACCGCGAGTTGCGTGACACGTGGAAGCGTCCCGGTGGTGGTTGATACCGCCTGCGACTGGGTAGAGCCCATCTACCTGACTGATCACGATATTGAGGTTATGAACTTCCAGACGAAAAAAGACATCCTTGCACATAACAAATCGTGGGTTAGAAATTGTAATCCAGAACAGAAATAACATGCATTCTTTCGCATGGTATCCAAGATGCCTTTAAAGGTTCTAAGTATAAAGAAATTTCATTTTTTGCCGATTAATATTCTTTTAAACAAGGAGTTTTAACCATGCTTAATGACATTCTATTTGGTGTATCCAAGCAAGTCCTGTTACGTCTTGTATATATCGTTAGCTATGATTTAAATGGTGCTCAAAGCGAGTACGCTGCAATCAATAAATCTCTTGAGGATGCTGGTTATTCGCGCAATTCCAGCGCTGGAGAGAAAACAATACCTAAGAATATTTTTGCTGGAGAAAAAGATTGCTCCTACAATTCTAATGATATGAACGAGAAGGATTTTATCAATAGTGAATCATTAAAGTTCAAAGATGAAGTTCATGCAATTTTAGATAAGGAAGCTCCAGGGAAATTTGACAAAATTTTTGTTTCTGTATCGAAAAAAGATGCGACCTCTATACGCTTAGAGTGACATTTTTGTCGATTTTTATCCAATGCTCAAAGCCACCGGTATACGCCAGTGGCTTTTTTATTCTCATCGCACGCGAAAATCAAAGAGTGTCTTTCAGTAGTGAGCCTTGGTAATCCGTTAACTCTTGGCGGCTTTGCCGTGCGACAGACTCACGCCTAAAAGGAAAATCAAATGCAGGTCACTATTAATGGTGTCTCGTATGCACCCGCCTGCGCAATTTCATCGCGGATCGGTATTGCCATTTCGACACATCAGCGCTCCGAAGTTTTAAAACGTGCACTCGAACAGCACCTGAAGCACCTGCCAGCCGGCGCGTTGGTGGTTGTTATCGATGATGGTTCAAAACCTGCAGCGGCAGTGCCTGACGGAGTGCAGTTGCTTCGCCACGAAACATCACTCGGCATTGTTGCTTCGAAGAACGCCAGTCTGTCAGCCCTAATGGATGCCAGGTGCGAGCATCTTTTTTTATGGGATGATGATGCTTGGCCCATCGCTGATAACTGGCATCTTCCCTACATCGAATCACCTGAGCCGCACCTGGCTTACCAGTTTCTGGATCTGGCTGGACGCAATAAGCTGAACGACCTTTCGGTGCTTTACCGTGACGATCAGCATGTGGCGTACACCGGGCAGCGCGGCGTGATGCTCTATTACCACCGCAGCGCCATTGAGAAGGTGGGCGGATTCGATCCGATTTATGGTCGTGGCATGTACGAACACAGTGACCTCGCCCTGCGAATTCATAACGCTGGCCTGACGACGTGGGCTTACGCTGACGTCGTCGGTTCAGAAAAGCTGATTCATTCTCTCGATGAGCACGAGGCCGTAGAGCGTTCGGTACCGAGGCCAGACCGTCAGGCGCTGGTGGAACGTAACGTTAAGATCCACAACGAACGGCGCGATACTGGATTTACCGGTTACGTTGAATACCGGCAGCAGCGCGACGTGGTAATAACAACATTACTTACCAGCCAGCCTGACCCGCAGCGCGGTAGCAGAATGCAGCCTGACCCGACGGCGCTGACCACCTGGGCTAAATCAATCCGGGGTGCTGATGCCATAGTGCTGGCCGACCAGCTAACCTCCGCTCCCGGTGGCGCTCTACTAGTGACAGTTCCTGATGTCGCAATGAACGTCTATTTTCGGCGCTGGCTGCACATCTGGCAGCACCTGCGCGATCATCCAGAATACCGGTTCGTCTGGTGTACCGATGGCACCGATGTCGAGATGCTACGCGAGCCGTGGGGTGAAATGCAGCCAGGAAGGGTTTATGTCGGTTCAGAACCGAAGACCTACGCCGACGCCTGGGCTAAACAGAATCATCCGGAGCGTATTTATCAGGAGTTCATTGAGGCGTATCGCAACGATGTGATGATTAACGCGGGCCTGCTGGGTGGTACTCGTGCCGATGTAATGGCGTTCGCTCACGGCATCATCCGTCTTTACTACCGGATCGAGAGTTATCGTTTCTGGAAGAAAGAGCATGCTGGCGCCGCGGTGGGTGACATGCTGGCGTTCGGCATTGTCGCGCAGTCATTCGCTGACAGGCTGATCACCGGCCCTCTGGTTCACACTGTATTCAAAACCGAGGGCGTCGGTAAGGAGGGTGCATGGTGGAAACACAAGTGAAGTTTGTGGTGGTTGCGCATCATTCCAGAGAGCAACAGGCGAGAGCGCTGGCATACCACATAGGACCTGCAGCCCATGCGATGATCGACCCAGGCAATCATGGGGCAGCATGGAATCATCGGCGGGCGCTTGAATGGGCTTCAAAGCAGGATTGTAGGGTGGTAATCATTGAGGATGACGCGCTACCCGTACCGGACCTTGTGGCTCTGATTACTGGATGGTTAGATCGCTTCCCCGATTCACTGGTGAGCTTTTATCTGGGAACTGGCCGCCCACCTCAGTACCAGATGCAGGTAGCAGAACGGTTGATAGCGGCCGACAAGACGCGTACCAATTACATCACGTTGCCGCGACTGATTCACGGCGTCTGCTATAGCGTTCCACAGCATCATATTAAGCGTGTACTGGAGCGGTGGGACAGCAGTAAGCCTGCTGATTATGCCGTTGGTGATGCATATGGCGGCGAGGTGATCTACCCGTGCTATTCGCTGGTTGATCACGCAGACGGCGAACCGGTAGAGCGCCACCCTGACTTAATACCCAGAACAGAGCGCCGCCGCGCATGGCGACTGGCTGTGTGTCCTGTATTGAGATGTTGATCCTTCCCATACATATAATCCACCAGGCATGGAGGTTACATGTCCAGGCTAAAGACATTACAGCCACGATTAAAAGCCATCGACACCCGACGAATTAAGCCTGCCTATGGTGAGAGCCGGCGCATTAGTGGTAGCGCCAGGGTGGGTCTGAAGCGCCGAATTTATGTCCGTGATGGTGGTTACTGCTGTATGTGCAGTCGCATCGTTGACCTGCATGACAGCGAACTGGATCACCGTGTGGCGTTACAGTTTGGCGGTGATAACGATGAGTCCAATCTGTGGACGCTTTGCATCGATTGCCACTCGGGTAAGTCAGCTCGTGAAGCCTCGACGGGACAGCCTGATGAGGAAGCAATGAAGCATGCTGTGGCCACTAATGACAACGATTCAATAACTATTATATGAGGCGAATATGGGGTGGTTGGTATTGATCTTCATTGTCGGTCTGGCACTTCTTCTGATTGAGCTGAGCCAAGGCGCGCAGCCTACATGGATGCATTGCAGGGAGATGCGGAACCGATATGGAACGCCGAAGAAAACTGATAGCAGGCTCCCAGGTGGAGGATACCAGCCAGTGAAACCTGAAGGTGAGACCGGCGAAGTCTTACCGCCACCCAGGAACAGGTAAGGGGATGGGGGGGGAGGGTTGAGAGCTTACCCCCTTCGCCCCGGACACCGCGCCCCCTCTCACGCACAGAAAAAATTCACCTCTGGAGGGTATAAACATGTTAACAGCGCAAAAGCGAAAATTCGCCGTCGCGCTGATGTCCGGTATGTCTCAAAAGGATGCGGCAATAAAGGCGGGATATTCTGAGAAATCCGCACGGTCCAAGGGGTCGCAGCTTGCAAAAGACCCGGAGGTCATCGCGTTTATTGGACGTAAAAAAAAGGAAGTCATCGAAACAGACGACGTACCGACGTACCGTCAAAATGTTTACATCCCAGCGGTAGACAACCCTGAAAAAAACAGGGCTCCGGTAACACCGCCAGAGGCCCCACCTGTTGCCGGGACTTTTGATGATCCGCTCGAATTTCTTATGGCGGTAATGAACGATTCAACCGAAGAAATTGACGTCAGAAAGGATGCGGCGAAGGCCATGCTTCCCTATATCCATCCCAAAAAGGGGGAAACAGGGAAAAAAGATGCGCGCCATGCTGCGGCAAAAGCGGCCGCTGGTGCCAGTAAGTTCGGTTCAATGGCTCCGCCAAAACTGGTTGTGAATAATAATAAGGGGTGATGTATGGCGCAGTGGTCTACAGCCTGTACGGACTGGGAAGCGCGCCTGGTCGCCGGTGAATCCATCATTCCGCCGCCCATTTTTCCTGATCAAGCGGCGCAGGCGCTGCGTATCTTCCGGGAGCTGCGGGTTTCTGACCTGCCGGGCAAGCCCACATTCGGAGAATGTTCTGAAGAATGGGTGTTCGATTTCGTCAAGGTCATCTTCGGTGGTTATGACGCTGAGACAGGAAACCAGCTGATTCGCGAATATGGGCTGCTGATATCGAAGAAGAACACCAAATCGACAATCGCGGCGGGCATTATGCTGACCGCACTTATCCTGTGCTGGCGAGAGGATGAAGAACACCTGATTCTGGCACCGACGAAAGAGGTTGCCGACAACAGCTTTAAGCCTGCTGCCGGGATGATACGCGCTGATGATGAACTCACCGACATGTTCCAGATACAGGATCATATCCGCACTATCACGCACCGGGTGACGCGTAACACACTGAAAGTCGTGGCCGCTGATACTGATACGGTGTCCGGTAAAAAGTCCGGCCGGATTCTTGTCGACGAACTCTGGCTTTTTGGCAAACGCGCCAATGCCGAAGCGATGTTTATGGAGGCGACGGGCGGACAAGTATCCCGTAATGAAGGGTGGGTTATCTACCTCACCACTCAAAGCGATGAGCCGCCTGCTGGCGTATTCAAAGAACGCCTTGATTACTGGCGCTCTGTACGCGACGGAAAAATCAACGATCCCAAAACGCTGGGAATTCTCTATGAGTTCCCACAAAGCATGGTTGAAAGAAAGGCCTATCTCGATCCGGATAATTTCTACATTACTAATCCGAATATCGGGCTCTCGGTCAGTGCTGAATGGATAGCAGACCAGCTTCGCAAAAACCAGGCAAAAACCGATGGCACATTGCAGCAGTTTCTGGCCAAGCACCTCAATATTGAAATTGGGCTAAACCTGCGCACCGATCGCTGGGCGGGCGTCGATTTCTGGGAGCAACAGGCACAGCGTGTCAGCTTTGAAGACTTACTACGGCGATCAGAGGTGATCACCGTTGGGATAGACGGCGGCGGCCTTGATGATCTGCTGGGTGTTTCTGCGGTCGGGCGTGACGCTGCAACACGAGAATGGCTCTGCTGGTGTCATGCATGGGCACATGAGATAGCGGTTCGCCGGCGTAAAAGTGAGGAGTCCCGATTTCACGACTTCGTGAGAGCCGGTGACCTGACCATCGTGAAGTGCGTCGGACAGGATACGGAAGAGGTGGCCGAATACGTCAGCCGAATCCATGCAGCGGAGTTGCTCGACAAGATCGGCATTGACCCTTCCGGGGTCGGACAGATACTCGATGCACTTATTGAGGCGGGAATTCCCGCTGATGCGGTAGTCGGTGTCAGCCAGGGCTGGCGACTTGGCGGCGCGATTAAAACCACCGAGAGAAAGCTTGCCGAGGGCGTATTGATACATGGTGGTCAGCCGATGATGGCGTGGTGTGTCGGTAATGCCAGAGTTGAGCCGAAAGGCAACGCCATTCTGATCACCAAGCAGGCCAGTGGCAAGGGCAAGATTGATCCCCTGATGGCGCTGTTCAACGCTGTTTCCCTTATGGCCCTTAACCCTGAACCTACCAAAAAAGATTACCAGGTATTTTTCGTATAACAAACACGTCAGTTAATGACCCGCACAGGCGGGTTTTTTCGTTTCTGGAGGACAGCAAATGAATAATCGCGCCTATAGCCTGATGCAGGTAAAGGCGGTCAATGAGGACTCTCGGGAGATTACCGGCATCGCCAGTACCCCTGAACCTGATCGCTATGGCGATATTGTAGACCCTGCCGGTGTGAAATTTACTCTTCCGTTACCTCTGCTGTGGCAACACTGGCATGACGAGCCAATAGGCCAGGTTACAGAAGCAAATGTCACCGACACTGGCATCGAGATTAAAGCAAAGCTGGTAAAACCAGATGCGGATATGCCATCGCAACTGGTCGCCAGGCTTGATGAAGCGTGGGCATCTATCAAAACGGGTCTTGTCCGTGGGCTTTCTATCGGATTTAAGCCCATTGAATACAGCTTTATTGACGATGGCGGCATCCGGTTTATTTCGTGGGAGTGGTATGAGCTTTCTGCTGTAACTGTTCCTGCTAACGGTGATTGCTCCATTCAGTCTGTTAAATCAATTGATCGCAAGTTTCTTGCCGCGTCCGGCAATAAGAAAACCGTCGTTAAATCATCCATTTCCGCTGGCGCTACAGCAACCAATACCAAAAAAGGAACGAATTCGATGAATATCGCAGAACAAATCAAGAGCTTCGAAGCGAAGCGTGCAGCGCTGGCAGCCTCACTGAGCGACATCATGAGTAAAGCTGCTGATGAAGGCCGTACGCTTGACGCAGAAGAAACTGAAAGCTACGACGACACGTCTACCGAAATTAAGGCGGTTGATGAGCATCTGAAACGCCTGCGCGATATGGAAAGCAATATGGCATCGACCGCTAAACCGGTAGCAAAAGCCGCTAACGGCGAAGTCACTACCGTTAAGGCTGGTGCGCCAGGCATCATCCGCGTCGAACAGAAGCTGGAAAAAGGTATTGCCTTTGCCCGCTTTGCGAAGGCGCTGGCCGCCGCTAACGGCAGTCGTTCCGAAGCGCTGGAGATCGCCCGCAAACAGTATCCTGACGACGCCAAACTGCATCATGTACTGAAAGCTGCCGTGGGCGCCGGTACTACCACCGACCCTCAGTGGGCTGGTGCGCTGGTTGAATATCAGGAATATGCGCTGGATTTTGTTGAATTCCTCCGCCCGCAAACCATTATCGGGCGTTTCGGGCAGGGTGGTATCCCGGCCCTGCGTCAGGTTCCGTTCAACATCCGTATCCCGGCGCAGACTTCCGGCGGCTCAGCGAACTGGGTGGGGCAGGGCAAGGCCAAACCGCTGACCAAATTCGACTTTGAGTCGATCACGTTCAGTTTTGCCAAGGTGGCGGCTATCGCGGTACTGACCGATGAACTGATCCGCTTCTCCAACCCGGCAGCCGATGCGCTGGTGCGTAACGCCCTGGCTGAAGCGGTCATTGCCCGTCTGGATACAGACTTTATCAACCCGGCGAAAGCTGAAGTTGCTAACGTCTCTCCGGCCTCAGTAACCAACGGTATTGTGGCCGTTCCGTCTACCGGTGACCCGGATGCTGATGCTGAAGCGGCCTTCGCCCAGTTCGTTTCGAATAACCTGCAACCGACGGGCGGCGTATGGATCATGTCCAGTACTAACGCACTGGCACTGTCCATGAAGAAAAACGCTCTCGGTCAGAAAATGTATCCGGAAATGACCCTGCTTGGCGGCACCTTCCAGGGACTTCCAGCTATCGTTTCCCAGTTCGCGGGCACCAACCTGACGCTGCTTAACGCACCGGATATCTATCTGGCTGATGATGGCGGCGTGGCGGTGGACATGTCGCGTGAAGCCTCTCTGGAAATGGAAAGCGAACCAACCGGCGACAGCATCACCCCAACCGGAACTGAGCTGGTTTCCATGTTCCAGACCAACAGCGTGGCTATCCGTGCTGAGCGCTGGATCAACTGGAAGCGCCGTCGCACGGCAGCGGTGGCGGTTATTTCTGGAGTGAACTACAGCTCCAACCAGGGCAGCTAAACGGCGGAAGGAGGGCGGGGGAAACCCCGCCGTAATGCATGGCAAAAATCAGATATCTGCAACGTACCCATGATTCGGTTCCGGGAGACGTAAAATCCGTAGACGATCGGTGCGCAAGGGTGCTGGTGCTGCTTGGCAAGGCTGAATATTTCACCGGCGCGCGTACTGGTGGCAAAAAGAACAAGCGAAAAGCGGAGAACGGCTAATGTGGAATCCTTTCCGGAGAAAACAGGGAAAAGAAAAAGCCCTACAGCAGCCTGTCAGCCGCGGAGGCTGGTCGCCATTATTCGGCTTTATGCATGAACCATTCGCCGGGGCATGGCAGCGTAACCTTGAAATTAATCAGGACACCGTTCTTTCTTATTATGCTGTGTTCGCCTGCATATCACTGATTGCGAGTGATATCGCCAAGATGACGCCACGGCTGATGCGCCGTGACACAAAAGGGGTCATGCAGGAAGTAAAAACAGGGGATATTCCGGCACTGTACAAAAGGCCAAATGCCTTTCAGAACCGGATCCAGTTCTTTGAGCACTGGATGAGCTCGAAGTTATGCCACGGAAATACGGTGGCGTTAAAAATACGTAATAACGCAGGGAAAATTACCGAACTCAGGCTGCTGGACTGGAACAAGGTTACCCCGCTGGTGGCGGATGATGGTTCTGTCTTCTACCAGATAAACCCTGACAATATGACCGGAATTGAATCGGAAGTTACCGTCCCGGCGCGCGAGGTGATACACGATCGCTTCAACTGCCTTTTCCATCCGCTCATCGGTTTGTCTCCCATTTATGCTGCTGGTCTGGCGGCGATGCAGGGGCATCACATTCAGGAGAACTCGGCCTATTTTTTCCGCAACGGTGGCAAGCCGAGCGGTGTGATTGAAGTGCCTGGTACCCTGACTGAAGAGAACGCCAGAAAAATTAAGGATAACTGGGATTCCGGTTATTCCGGTGAGAATTCAGGTAAGACCGCCATTCTGAGCAATGGCGCGAAGTATAACCCGACAACGGTATCAGCCGTTGATGCGCAGACTGTTGAGCAGTTAAGCATGACGGCGCAGATCATCTGTTCTGTCTTTCATGTCCCGGCCTATAAGGTTGGCATTGGTGAATTACCCACTCATGACAATATCGAAGCGCAGGACCAGCAGTATTACTCGCAGTGCCTTCAGTCGCTCATTGAGTCGATAGAACTACTTCTGGATGAGGCTTTCGGGCTTGAGGGGGATTCAGGTACTGAATTTGATGTGAATGCGCTGCTGCGTATGGACAGCGAACGCCGTATCAAATCACTCGGCGAGGGTGTGAAAAATACCATCCTGACGCCAAATGAGGCGCGACGGAGTGAAAACCTTCCTCCCTTACCCGGAGGCGATGCGCTGTATCTTCAGCAGCAGAACTTCAGTCTTGAGGCACTGGCGCGGCGTGACGCTTCTGATGATCCGTTTGCCAAATCCGGTACCGGCAGCCATACCACGCCTGACGATGCGGAAGGGAAATCTATGTCTGAAACTGAACTGACAGCGGCAAAAGCCATGCTGAGAGGATTGTTAACCAAATGAATGAACGTGAACTTTCCCTTATCAGGGCTCTTGGAGAGGAATTTTCTCTTGCGCTTGGCGAACTTCGCGAGTCTTTCATAAAAAGCCTCAGTGACTATCAGCGAACAACGGAAGAGCAGCTTAAACAGCTCTCACTGGAGGTCATGGCACTGAAGGATACTCCGGCACCTGACTTTACCACGCTGCTGGCCGATGCAGTGGTATCTCTTCCGGTTCCTGAGGCTCCTGAATTGCCAGATATCGGCGCTATGGTCAGCGAGGCGGTGTCCGCCCTGCCTGTACCGCAGGACGGCAAAAGCGTGACAGTGGAGGAGATTCTCCCTGTTCTGGCGGAGCTGGTCAGCAAGGCAGTTGGTGACATGCCTGTGCCGAAAGACGGCAAAGACTACGAT